TCATGTCCTGCAGGCCTTCGTTGACCACGAGGTTGTGGAAGGTGTCAGACCACTTCTCTTTGCCGTCTGCGCCCACGCAGGTAACGGTGAACACACCGCCCGCGCCAACGCGCTCGCCGCCAATACGCTGAGCGACCATGCCTGCGGTAACGCTGTCTTGTGCTTTGCTGTGTTCCATGATGTGTCCTTATGAGATTCGCACAATCGCACTGTTGGCGTCGGCAGTTGGGAAGATGATTTGGAAGGTGTCGTTGCTCACGGTCTTGTCAGCGCCGAAGTCGAGAACAGCCACGGACTTGTTGCCCTCTGTGCTGTTGTAGATCAAAGCACCACGGGCCGTGAAGGTTGAGCTTGTCCAAGAGGTGTTGGCAAAGCTGAAGTAGGCCGTGGGCACGTTGGCGCTGTTGTTTGCAGCCACAGGTGTGGTCGTAATGACCAGTGTGTTGCCGCCAGCCACGTAACCCGTACCAACGACTTCGCCCGATGTCGTGTAAACAGCCGTGGAGCCGTCCAGATTGGCGGCAGCGGTGTACAGCGCGATCTTGAACGTGTCGGGCGATGTCGGTCCAAAGTTGTGAATGCCCTGCGGCAGCTCCACCTTGAACGATGTGGTTGCGGTTTGCGCGATTGTCATGACACTTTGATCCTTGTCTGACCGTCACGGTATGTGTCGGTGCGTTGTTTGCCGTCACCCAAGTTCTTAAGCAGAGCAATCGCTTGCATGTACATGTCTTGGTACAGCTTCACCATGTCAGCCTCGCCCTTCATGAAGCGGATAGCCTCAACCAAAGCGCCATTGAGCAAAGCGGAATCGAAGTTTTCGCCCAGCCACGTCTCACCTGCGGTCACAATGGACTCGGGGTAGTAGTAGTAGTGCAGCTCAGCCGCGTAAGTGGCGTCTGGAGTTGGCCCCAAGATGAACGTCAGCTCGTTTACATCGCTCGACTGAGGGCCGAAGATGGCGTAGTGCTTGGGCTTGCCGGTGGTAGCCGGATTGGGGTAAGCCTGACGGATGAAGTTCACATCCTTGTCCAGCAAGAACTCGTAGTTCCCGCCTGCAGCCGGGTAGATGGCCAACGAGTACACCGACAGAAAATCATTCGGAGCAGCCAGATACTTGTTGTTCGCAGTCAACGTGCCAGTGACGTTCTTGCGCAAGTTGGCCAACTGCACCGTGTTGTAGATTTTCTGTTCCGCCTGCTGCGTGAACATGGCGTACTGCTCCTCTGTGAACTCGTTTTCACAGATGTCAGCAATGTTGATCTTCAGCTCGGCGTAGTTCATGCTTTATGCCATCGGGCCTCGGGCCATGGTGCCTTTGGTAGCGCAGCCAGTACCACGGATTTTGATGCCGGTGGTCTTGACGTTATCCGCGCCGGGGTCGTTGGTGCTCACGCGGGGCGTGGCTGTGTACCGCGTCATCTTGTTTGCGGCCAAGGTGTTGGGGTCTTTCATGACCTTCATGCCTGCGCCGGGCTTGCCATCCATCGTGTGGGGCTTGGCGTAGACGCTGGCTTGGCCAACCTCTTTGCCCATCATCTTTTTGCTGAAGGTTGCCATGTTATTTCCCCTTGGGTGCAGACGATACGCGCTGGTTCATGACCTTGGCCATGCCGCGTCCAAGCTGCTTCATCTGCAGATTGGTCTTGCCGCCCTTGGCCAGCTTGGTTGGCTTCATGCCCGGGTGCATGTTTGCCTCGTGTTTGCTTACTGCTTTTTTCGCGTCCATGTCAGACTCCTTTACGATACCGATATTGTCACTGTGCCGATCTGCACAGTCAACGCCAATGTGTTGGGTGTCAAGAGCGTATCAAACGACCTTGATCCGCCCACCGGGTTCCATCCCCACTGAATGTCCCGAGAGCCGCCAGACAGGTTGCCATCGTCATTCAGGCCAGATGTCACGTAGGTGGTGTCCCTGCGTGGGTTTCTCAGCGCCTGCGGGTCATCCACAGGGAATGTGCCAAGCATCAACTGAGGCTGATCAGGGTCCCAGCACTCCGGGCACACCAGCAACTCATACTTGCGCTGCTTGATGATCTCAGTTCTGAGCTGCTTGAGTTTGAATTGCTGGCCACAGCGGTCGCACATGGCAATCGCTTTGTGGCCTGCTGCAAACCGGTTTGCCATCAGTAGCCACCGTTTCCAATGTGCATCGCACGAGGAACAAACCGGACTGCCGCTTTTTCGCGGTCCTCGGAGGAGGCAAGGTCCCACGCTTCGTCGTATTGAGCCTTGAGCACCTGAAGGCGCTCCATGCCGCCGGGAATCTTCAGGGCAAGGTGGTAGGCCAAGCCAGCCGTCATGGCCTCATAGAAGCGGAACGGCATGTCCATGGTGTTCACACCCGTGCCAGCGTCCTGCATGCGGCGCAAGCGCCAGTACACGAACACATAGGGCTGCGAGTCGTCTGGCACCGGCCACACTGTGATGCGCGGGGCATCGGTCAAGCGCTCAATCCAGACCTGAATGGGCCGGGCCTGCTGCAGCTTGTTGGGGATCGTGGCGTAGGTGGAGACGCTGATCCGGGTGATGGTCAGGTCGGCCTGTGTCGAAGCGCTACCGGCACCCGTGCGGATCACATGCTCAAGCAGGTCCACGGTGTCGGCGGGCAAATTGTATGTCGCTTGTCCGGGGATCAGATTAATGAGCCCCTGCTCATACGTGAACATGTTCAGGCCACGGTTGGCCCACTGCGAAAACATCAGGTTCAGGGACCGGCTGGCAGTGCGCAGGTCATAGCCTGTGCGCAGCTCGCCACCGGCACGCTCGAAGGCCTCCTCCACAATTTCCGTGAGGTCCATGTTGAACGCTGTGGTGCCTGATGTTGCCATGATTTACTTCTTCGCAGTCTTGACCGATTGCGCAAATGCGCTGGCAGTCGGAGCACCCTTGCTACCAACCTTGCGCATTTTCTCACCAGAACCAGCAGCAATGCGCTTTCGCTTTGCATGGATGTTGTCGTACAGGCCCACCTTTCCGCCAGCGGCGTACTCGGTAAAGTCGGTATCGTCCCGGCGAGCTTTAAGCTTGCCAGAAGGCATCTTAGATGGGTTGATGGCACCCATGCCGCGACTGGCTCTCATATCAGCAAGTCCTGCCGCCCATGGCCATCTTGACCATCGTGCCCTTGGTGTGGCCCTTGGTCACACAACCATCAGCACGAGTCACGCTGCCACCCTTGGCCTTTTTGACCATGGGTGCAGGAGGCGTCTTGCTGGCTGCGTTGTAGGCTTTTTCAGCGGCTTCGGCAGCCTTCTTGTCCGCCATCATCTGGCGAGCTTCTTTTTCTGCTGGACTCATGTTGATCTCCTTAGCAGGTCTTGCCGCCACGGGCCATTTTGATCATGGTGCCTTTGGTCTTGCCTTTGGTAGCAATACCGTCACGGCTTGGAGCGGCAGTTTTCACTGAGCCCATCTTGGTTGTGCCAATCGAGCCACCGGCCTTGTAGCCTTTGGCTTCAGCCATTTCGTGTTTGATCATGGACTTGGGAGCGCCCTTCTTTTTCATGAAGTTCATCTCTTTTGCCGCCATTGCTTTGGACTCTTTCATATCGCCACCTTTTGAAAATTTGCGGCCCTTGTCCGCGTTGGAGAACTCTTTGCCCACTGACTGTGGGACGCCTGCTTTCTTCGCAAAGGCTGGGTTGTTGGCCACAGCCGCCATGAAGTTGTGCTGCTTTTTACTCGTGCTGGGCATTATTGCCTCGCAGGTTGTCAATCTTGCGCTCAAGCCGGTCAAACCGGTCAAGCAACTGTTGCATGTCGGCCCGGAACTCCGAGCGCGTGATGTGATCCCGTGCCACTTCCTCGCGGGTGCGGTTGAGCAGGATGCCAAGACGGTTGATCTCGGCAAACTTTTCTTTCAGGATGAACCCGAGCATGGCCACAATTGCGGTGAGCACGAGGTTCCAGACCATCATTTCCATGTCAGCACTTCCATCGCGCCAGTGACGCGGCTTTACGAGTGGGCTTGCCCTTCTCGTCTTTCATTGGGCCGGGCATACCTGACATGCGTGCGCAGAACGAGTCCTTGCGCTTGCCACCCTGCGGCTGCGGGGCTTTGAGGTTGCTGCCGGTGGCGGCGTTATATTTAGCTCTGCCCTTGGCTGTCAGCCCAGCACCCTTGGATGCAGGCAGCTTCTCACCACGACCGATTGCAAGGGATGGGGTCTTCTTAGCCATTGACGACTTTCAGTTTGGGTGTGCAGTGCTGCTCGATCAGCGGCATCAGCACGGCCTCTTTGAAGCTGCGGTGGTATTCCTGAGAGCCAACGTGCGGCAGGGTGATCTCGGGATCAATGAAGACCGTGAAACCGTCCGCCCGGGCACGCTTGCAGAACGTGTAGTCCTCGCCAACGTACTGCCCATTGGTCAACTCAAAGTCGAACAGGGCGCTCTCGTTGCGGTTGTACACGTCGTTGAAGTAGGTCCACTCTGGGTGGTTGGCCACCATCTTCTCCAGCACATGGCGCTGGATCATCATGAAGCCTGTGGCCACATTCTCAACGCGCAGCATGCCGTGCGGGTCAAACTCAAGCGTGTTGGCTTCATCAATGTAGATGTCCAAGA